TGTACAAAATTCAAAATTTTATTTTACTTCATTATGCTACAGGTTCAATCTATAATACAAATTTTTGGTCATATGCAAAAGAATTATACAATAATAACAAAAATGAAGATATGTTAAATTTTTTAGAATTAAGTAAAAATTATTCAGAAAATGCAGGTAGAAACCCAGGATATAGTAAACAATATGCACAATGGCCAACTTGGGGTGTTAAAATGTGGCACGATTACGTAAATTAACATAAATATAAACATAAATATAACAAAGGGTGAATAAATTATGAGTGAAACAACTAAAAAACAAGTAACAATTGATGGTAAAGATTACGATTTTGACTCATTACCATTGGATATAAGAAATTCTATTATTGCTAGACAAGAAATACAAACATCAAAAGCTAGACACGAAGTAGAATTAGAAAAAATTACAGTATTGACTGATTATTATAATAAAAAAATAAAAGAAGGAATAGATAAAATTAATGGCAGCGATAGCAAATCTGATAATTGATCAAGGTGCTACTTTTAGTACAGACATAACTGTTAAAGATGTAAATGGTGACGCATTTAATTTAACTGGTTATACTGCTGGTGCAGCGATGGCTAAAGGTTATCAAGCAACTCAAACAAGACAAATAATTACAGCAACTGTAAATGCTGATCCTACCACAGGCATTGTTACACTTTCACTTACTGCTGATCAAACTTTACAATTAGACGCACCTGCCAGGTACGTTTATGATGTGGAAATAACAAATACTGCCGATAGTACAATTACTCGTGTGATTGAAGGTATAATTACAGTTACACCTAACGTTTTAAATACTCCTTAATAATATTTCTTTTTTTATATAGTACACTATTTTTATAAATATATTATAAATAATAAGAGAGAGATTAATGGCAATAACAGCAAGAATTAATAAAAATAATGCAGGTGCTCAACAAGTATCAGTAACAGTACCTAGTGTTTCTGCTAGTCAAAAACTACGTCTTTTATCAGATGTAAATGCCTCTACTCTTACTGACGGTGCTTTAATTCAATATGATGCTTCAACAGACAAGTTTATAACAAGAAACGAATTAGAAACTACCACAGGAACTTTAAAGTTTAATGGCGGTAACTTTTAGGAGAATTTAAATGGCAACAGTAATACAGATTAAACGTTCAGGTGTCGCAGGATCGCCGTCTGAACTAGCCCAAGGGGAACTCGCCTATTCATATTTAGCAGATAATGGATCAAATGGTGGTGATAGGCTTTACATTGGTACAGGAACAGAAACAGAGGGTGTAGCAGCCGATATAGAAGTAATTGGTGGTGTATATTTTACAAGTAAATTAGACCACACACCAGGTACACTCACAGCTTCATCAGCTCTAATAACAGATTCAAACAACGCAATTAACACACTTAACGTAGGTAATTCTACAACAGTTGGTGGAACAATTAAATTTAATGAAGGAACTAATAATGGTGCACATTTTGTTGCCTTAAAAGCACCTAATAGTGTTGCTTCAGATATTACATATACTCTACCAGGTAGTGATGGATCAAACGGCCATATTTTAACTACTGATGGTTCTGGTAATTTAACTTTTCAAGCTCCTGCTTCAAGTTCATTTACACTTTCTGCTGACAGTGGTTCCAACGATACTTTTTCGACTGGTGCAACGTTAACATTTACTGGCGGTACAGGTATTGATACATCAGTTAGTGATGACGCTATAACAATTGCTATTTCTAATAGTGGTGTTGACACTACTCAATTGGCAGATAGTGCTGTTACAACTGCTAAAATTAATGATAATGCTGTTACAGTTGCTAAATTGGCAACAACATTAGATTTATCTTCTAATACTGTAACTTTACCAAGTACATTTGTAACTACAACAGGCACTCAAACATTATCAAACAAAACTTTAACAGCACCTAAAATTGCTGACGCAGGATTTATTGCTGACGCAAATGGTAACGAACAAATTATCTTTAATACAACGGCTTCTGCTGTTAACCAATTTGAAGTTTCAAATTCTGACGCTGGTAACGGTGTTACAATTGCTTCATCTGGTTCTGACACAAACATTGACATTATATTAGACCCTAAAGGTTCTGGTACAGTTGATGTTAATTCAAGTAGAATTACAAACGTTTCTGATCCAAGTTCAGCACAAGACGCTGCTACAAAAGCATACGTTGATGGTGTTGCAAACGGATTAGATGTAAAAGAATCAGTTTCACTTGCTTCAACAGCAAATGTTGCTGGTACTTACAATAACGGTGCAGGAACAATTACTGCTGGTTCAAATGGTGCTATATCTATTGACGGAGTAACTCCATCAGTAAGTGATAGAGTATTGTTAAAAGATCAAACTGATCCAGTTGAAAATGGTATCTATACAGTAACAACTGTTGGAGATGGTTCAACTGCTTATGTATTAACAAGAGCACCTGATGCCGATACAGCTGCAGAATTAACTGGTGGTACTTTCTTCTTTGTAGAGGCTGGTTCTACTAATGCTGACAACGGTTATGTTGCAACTCACAATGGTACACCAACATTTGGTACAACTAACATTACTTTCTCTCAATTCTCTGGTGCTGGTCAAATTAGTGCTGGTGACGCTTTAACAAAAACTGGTAATCAGTTAGATGTTGCTGTTGACGACTCAACTATTGAAGTTTCTTCAGACGCATTACAAGTTAAAGACGCTGGTATTACTGCAACTCAATTAGCAACTGATGCTGTAACAACAATTAAAATTACAGACGCAAACGTAACAGCAGCTAAACTTGCTTCTACGTTAGATTTATCTGGTAAATCAGTTACACTTGCAAACGGTGAAATTTCAAATGCCGAGTTAGCAAATAGTTCATTTACTATTAGAGATGAAAGTTCTACTTCAGACGCCATTAATCTAGGAGAAACTTTAGTAATTACTGGTGGAGAAGGTATTGATACTTCAATTTCTTCAAATACATTGACAGTAACAGCTGAATTAGCAACTACTTCAAACAAAGGTGTTGCTTCATTTAGTTCAGATAACTTTACAGTAAGCACAGGTGTTGTAACAGTTTCAGAAATAGATGGTGGAACATATAGTTAATAATTAGGAGACTATAATGGCAACTGTAATTAAATTAAAAAGAAGTGAAACGGCAAGTTCCGTACCTACAACAAGTGATTTAGCTGTAGGTGAAGTTGCTATTAACACTGCTGATCAAAAAATTTACGTTAGAGATAGTGGTGATAGTATTGTTGAGATTGCAAACGCTTCAACAACTGATTTAACAAGTGTTGGAAGTAATATTGTACCATCAACAGATGTAACATACGACTTAGGTACTTTAGTAAAATCTTTTAAAGATATATTTTTTACAAACGATTTAAAACAAAAAGTTAATATTTTTACAGCATCTGGAGGATTATCAACACCAAATACACAGTTTGCTTTTGCAGCAAATACAGAAAGAAACATATTTGCTGAAGTTTACACAAACACTGGTGGTCTTGCTACTTCAGCTGTAAGTAATACAACTTTTGATGATAACAACCCAGCATATAGGTTTTAAAAATGGCAGATAAAACACCAATAAGATTAGTATATAGTGGTTCAACTCCCACTGGTATAGCAGAATATCAATCAGGCGATACAATTCCAGTAACTTCAGGTGGTACTGGTTTATCATCTTTAGGTACTGCTGGATATTTTTTAAGAACAAATGAAGCAGGAACTGCTTTAGAATACGCTCAAGTAGTTTCAACATTATCTATCGCAGCTGATAGTGGTAGTAACGACTCTGTTTCTACAGGTGAAACTATTACCTTTTCAGGACTTTCAGGTATAACAACAACAGTATCAGATAACGAAATTTCAATTGATTTAGACGATACAGCAGTAACACCAGGTTCTTATGGTTCTGCTACATCTATTCCAACATTTACAGTTGATCAACAAGGTAGACTTACAGCGGCTGGTTCGGCTAGTGTTGCAACTACTTTAACACTTGCTGATGACAGTTCAACAAATGCTAATATTTCATTATTAACTGATACATTAACAGTATCAGGTACAACAAATGAAATCGAAACAAGTATTTCAGGTTCTACTTTAACAATAGGATTACCTAATGATGTTACCATTGGTAATGACTTAACAGTATCAAATGATTTAACAATAACAGGTAATTTAACTGTTAATGGTACAACAACAACTGTATCATCTACAAATACAACAGTAGAAGATTTATTGTTAGAATTAGGAAATGGTAGAACAGGATCGGCAACAGGTGATTCTGGTATTATTATTGAGAGAGGTGATGACAACAATGTATTTATAGGTTATGACGAATCTGAAGATGAAATTACTTTTGGTACTGGTACATTTACTGGCGCAACAACAGGTAACTTATCTTTAACAGACGCAAATATTAGAGCAAGTGGTGTTACAGCAACAGGTAATTTAGATGTTTCTGGTTCTTCAACATTAAGAGGAAATATCACTATGGGTGTTAACGCTGGTGATTCAACTGAAGATTCTATTACTGTTAATGCTAGATTTGTTTCAAATTTAGAACCTTTAACAACATTAACTTATGACTTAGGTTCTCCAAATAGAAGATGGAGAGATATTTACTTATCTGGTAATACGATTGACCTTGCAGGTGCAACTATTTCAGGTGATGGTACAGGTCAAATTCTTATATCTGCTTCTGGAGCAACTTTACCTCAAGGTTCTAAAGTAGGAGCTGATAATATTGCCTCTGCTGACGCTGTTACAGGTGCAGCAGTTAGAAATGTCAACTTATTTACACAAGATAGTGGTTTAAGTACAGCAGCTGCAACATTTAAATTTAGTGCAGGATCGCAAGGAACTGTGTTTCAGGCAAATCAAACATTTTTATTATCAACTGGTGCTTCAAGTGCCCAGTTTACTTTATTTCAATTCTAATGAATAAATATTATAAATAGATTAAGGAGAAGAATATATGGCAGCAAAAGTACCAATAAGAACAGTATTTGATGGAGAAGGTAATGCTACAGGACTTGCAGAATTTCAGTCAGGTGAGTTTGTAGATTACGTATATGGCGGAACAGGCCTTTCATCATTAGGTTCAGCGGGACAAATTTTAAAAGTTAATAGCGGTGGAACTGCTTTAGAATATGGTAATGTTGAAGCAATTTTAAACATTGATGGACTAACAGATGGTTCTGGAACAACTATAGTTGATGGAGATAAATTTGCTATATCAGATGGTGGTACAGAAAAATATGTACTTGCAAGTGATATACAAACATATATCGAAGGTTCAGCACTTAATGTCACTGGTTCTTTACAAGTTTCAGGTCAAACTGTTGCAACTCAACCATTTGCTATCGCTCAAGCTATCGCTTTAGGTTAATCGTATATTCTTATAAATATACCTAGTAACCAAAAAAGGATAAAGGATGGCTAACCCAGCAAGTAGAGAACAATTAAAACAATACGCTTTAAGAAAACTAGGTAAACCAGTCATTGAAATTAACGTAGATGATGACCAATTAGAAGATAGAATTGATGAAGCGTTGCAATATTTTGCTCAATATCACTATGATGGTGTAGAACGAGCATATCTAAAATATAAAGTTACTCAAGCTGACATTGATAGAATGAAATCACCAGAAGGTGATACTTCTACATCTGCTACTAAAAATGGTGTCACAACTACTTTTGAAGAAGCCAATAATTATATTATTGTACCTGAGTCTGTATTAGCTGTTACACGAATTTTCAATTTATCAGATAAGCATAATTTAAATCTTTTTGATGTAAGATACCAATTAAGGTTAAATGACCTTTATGATTTTTCTTCAACATCAATTATTCACTACGATATGGTAATGAGGCATTTAGATTTTTTAGATCACATACTTGTAGGAGAAAAACCAATACGTTTTAATCAATACAATAATCGTTTATATATTGATATGGATTGGAAATTTGATATACAAGCAAATGAATATTTAATTATTGAATGTTTTAGAAAACTAGATCCATCAACAATGACTGATGTTTATAATGACATATTTTTAAAAAGATATGTAACAGCACAGTTTAAAAAACAATGGGGATCAAACTTATCAAAATTTAATGGTGTAACAATGATCGGTGGAGTTACACTTAATGGTGTAGAAATCTATCAACAGGCCGAACAAGAGATTACAAAACTAGAAGATGAAATAAGAGGCACATACGAAACGCCTGTAACGTATATGATAGGATAATGAGATGCCAGTCAATCATTATTTTCAGAATGGAAACGGAATCGGAGATTCCAACGAAAAAAGATTACACGAAGATTTAATTATCGAAGGCCTAAAAATTTACGGCCACGATTGCTATTATTTACCAAGAACATTAGTTAATAAAGATTTAGTTTTAGGAGAAGATACTCTTTCTAAATTTGACGACTCTTATCTATTAGAAATGTACATAGAAACAACGGAAGGGTTTGCAGGTGAACAAGAGTTAGTTTCTAAATTTGGTTTAGAAATAAGAGAAGATACAACGTTTATGATTGCAAAAAGACGTTGGCAAAATCAAGTTGATAATTCTGCTACTCTTATTAAAGAAGGGCGTCCTAACGAAGGCGATTTAGTTTATGTTCCTTTAATGAATAGTTTTTTTGAAATACAGTTTGTTGAAGACCAAGAGCCATTCTTTCAATTAGGAAATTTACCAGTTTATAAATTAAAAGCGACTAGATTTGAATATAGTGCTGAAAGATTTGACACAGGTGTTCCTGCTATTGATGACGCTGAAACAGCATTATCTACAGACTTGTTGCAACATCAAATAACTTTAGAGAGTGGAACAGGTACTGGTAGTTTATTACTTGAGTCTACAGATACAACATTAGGTAATTACAATTTCTTTATTTTAGAAACAGATAATTTTGATCTATCAACACAAACAAGAGATTATGCTGATAATGATACTTATGAATCAGACGCTGGATTTGGCACAGTTTCAACAGATGATGATATACTAGACTTTACTGAAAGAAATCCTTTTGGTGAAGTGGATGAGGAAAGTTTATAATGTTTGGAAGAAGATTTTACCACGAATCATTGAGAAAAGTTGTTGTTGCCTTTGGTACAATTTTTAATAATATTATTATTCATAGAACAAATAGTGATGGTGACGTTGTTCAAAAAATAAAAGTACCTTTAGCATATTCACCAAAAGAAAAGTTTTTAACAAGATTAGACCAACAAGCAAATTTAGATAATAGAGAAATGGCGATTACTTTGCCTCGTATGGGTTTTGAAATATCAGGCATAAATTATGACGCCTCTCGTAAGTTACAAAGACTTGGAAAATTTAAAGCAGTTAATAGTTCAGACGCAGATAAACAATATTATCAATATAATCCTGTACCATACAATATAAGTTTTAATTTATATTCATTTACTGCTACTGCTGAAGGCGGTCTACAAATAATAGAACAAATATTGCCTTATTTTCAACCAGATTATACAGTTACAATCAATGCAATTCCTGAAATGGGAATCAAAAGAGATGTTCCTATAACATTAAATAGTGTAAATTATGAAGATTCATATGATGGTTCATTTACACAAAGAAGAGCAGTTAACTATACTATGGGATTTACTGCTAAAACATATTTGTATGGACCTATATATTCTGGTAAAATTATTAAAGAAACTCAATCAGATTTATATAGTGATATAACAACTACAGAAAAAAGAGAAGAAAGAATTGTTGTAACTCCTAATCCGACCTCAGCTAGTGCAGATGATGATTTTGGATTTACAACAACTATAAGTACATTTAACGATTCTAAAAATTATAATCCAAGTACAGACACAGATGAATAAATTATAAAACTGAAGATAAAAAGTCCCTAAATAGGATATATATTATTATGAATTTAAAAAATTATTATTGGTACTTTGAGTCAGCCTTATCACCTAAATTATGTGCTGAAATTTTAAAGTACGGAAAATCTTTTAATACCGAAACTGCTGTGACAGGTAATGTGTCAAGCAAGTATAAAGATAATCAATTACCTAGAGATGAACAAGGCAGAATAATACTAACTGCTGAAGATCAAAAAGATTTAAAGAAAAAAAGAAATTCAGATGTCACTTGGTTAGATGACAAGTGGATATATAAAGAGTTACATCCCTTTGTAGAAATAGCAAATATCAATGCAGGTTGGAATTTTCAATGGGATTATTCAGAGTCTTGTCAGTTTACAAAATATTCAACAGGTCAATATTATGGTTGGCATTGTGATAGTTGGCAAGAACCATATAAAAGACAAGACAAAGCAGATCCAACTGATGGTAAAATTAGAAAAATATCAATGACAGTTTCATTAAGCGATCCTTCAGAATACGAGGGTGGAAATTTAGAATTTGATTTTAGAAATAATACAGATTGGGATATTCAACAAAGAACAGGTTTTAAAGAATGTACTGAAATAAGACCAAAAGGTTCTATTGTAATATTTCCAAGTTTTGTTTGGCATAGAGTTAAACCTGTAACAAAAGGTACAAGGTATTCATTAGTGATGTGGACCTTAGGATGGCCTTTTAAATAGATTATATATAGGACAAAAGGAAATAGTATGGCAGTTAGTGTACAAAGAGAAAGAATGCTTACAAATTATGTTTTTGAAACACCTTTGTATAGCATATATAAACCGCAATGGTTAGACTCAGCGATTAAAGCAACAGATAGATTTATTGATTTATCTT